GGTGAAGTCGAGGAGTTCTTTACTGCGTTTGTAGTGCCGGTAAGATCTTTCGACAAACTCAAAGTGATGCCATTCGATGTCAAGGCCGCACTGGTTGTAGTGTTCACGAAGGTCTACTCCGCGGATGCGGGCTAGATTGATTTCGTTGAGGATGGGGTTGTCGGCCTTGGCCATGTCCACATCATCTTCTTGGACCACGTTCATTTGAATGCCGGCTTCGGCAGCAAACTCTCGGTAATGCTCTGGCTTCATCATGAAGTCCACCTTGACGGCAAGGCAGTGGAAAGCCAAGCTGTGCAGGGTTCTGAAGTACGGGAAGTCGGTGCGCGCATTCAGTGCGGGGAACTTCGCAATCGCTCGGTCCTTGGCCTCTGTTGCGGCTTTCTTGGTGAAAGAAAAATAGCCGATCTGCATAGGAGACAGATCGGCTGCCAACTCGCGGTCAACCACGTTCAGAAGGTACGTGGTCTTGCCTGAGCCCGGAGGTCCAAAGACCTTGCGGATATCACTCATCGTAATCCTCGTCCCACAAATCGTCGAGCCAGACAAGGATAGGTGTGTCAGGGCCCATGTAAGCGCCCTCGATGTTGAACTCGATGTATTCACGGGCTTCTTCAGCGTCCATGCCATCGCGGTGCATGAGCGTTGCGCGAATGGCCTCTGCGTCGTATACCAGAACTGATATACGGTTTCCGCCTTGCCCCCAGATCATTGCAGGGCCTAGAACAGCATCGTCATGTCCGTCAATTTTTAGCATCAGAATGGGCTCCCTGTAGTGCGTTTGGTTTGTGATTCAAATGGTGCGTCCTGTTTCTGGAAGCGCGGTATACGCCAACAGCGCACAGTCCGGCCTTTGAGGAACAGTGGTATCGGCTCGCCTCCCATGTCGCGAAGGCGTTGAGCCATCTTCGGAGCCGTGAGGCCAATGAAGTTGTTGCGCTTGAGGTGTGCTTCGAGGTCCTTGATCCGGAAGTAGGTTTTCGCTTCATCGACATCCGTCCATGGGCGGCCCATGAGCATCTCTTCGCGGTCCATCGCTTCTTGCATGTGCGTTGTGAATTCTTCAAGCAGATCCATGAAGCGGCCAGTGATACTTGTGTCCTCTGGTGCGTCGGTGATCTGCTCTGTCTCCACCATCTCTTTGAGAAGGGCGTTCAGAAGTTGTTCCCAATCTTGCTTGCGCAAGGTGGGCGGCAGCACGTTGAGTTTTTCAAGACAAGCCTTTTGGAAAGACACTTGTGTGAAGAGGCTCTCGGTATCCAGTTCTACTCTGCGTCCGTTGACATCCAAGAACCACAAGGGTGGCTCACTGGCGTATTTAGACAGGGCTGCTATCTGAGGCGCATCAGGACCGTTTGTTCCGATGCCGAATTTGCGCGTGCGGCATAAGCCAGAGTTGCAGAAGCTATTGAGCGGCGCATCTTTGCACTTGTAGAGGTACTCTTTCTTTCCAACCTGTTTGACAAGTATTTGGACTTCGTTATTGGGTAGGGGCGGTGAGACATACTTGAAGTTGTACTCAACCATCTTATCTTCCCACGCTGCGGGGAATGCGCGCTTAAGAAAGACTCCAATGTTGAAAAGTCCATTATTACGGGTGCCCTCGGGAAAACCTTGGGCGCACAAAGCCTGTAGGCAAGGCGGACCATCTTTGACGGGACTCTCCGCTTGCTTCGGCGGCTCTGGAACAATAAGCGGCAGGTCTTGGACGGCTGCCTCGTAGAGAGCATAGAACTCTTCAAGCGTGGCTGCGGACCCGTCGGCATTGAATGCATACCGCGTGCCGTTGTCGCCCCCGAAGTACGGTAGGTTGAGAAAGTTTCCGGTGTCGCCTCGCTCAACCAAGATCTCGGATTGCTTAGGAAAAATCTCACGGCCCGCTTCACCGAGGAGAGCTGCCGCATTTTTGAGATATTCTTGGAATTCCCGAGCCGGAGCCGGCTCCCTAGAAAATAAGAAGACATGTGCTCCTCCAGATTTACTGCGGCAGACAACCATTGGCAGCTTTAGCTGCGCAACCTTTTCCACCAAGCCTTTATGGTCAAGAGGGTACTGGTCAATATCAATACAGCCCCATATACAAGTATTGTCCGCACGTATCGGAATGATGCCCAAAGAAGGGTCAACCCCATCCAAGTGTTGTACCCATAGGTCATCAGTCGGCGGTTTCCTAACCACCGTGGCCTGTCCTGCCTGCTTGCCATCACCGCGCTCCTTTTTGATACGGTAGGTTCCGTAAGCTATATCCAGACCGCTGAATATCGCTTTGAATTTTGTTATATCGGTCATGCTTCACTCTATAAAGGTGGGGGTACCGGAATGACAAGTCGTCCGCAAGCTTTCGAAAAAGCAAACCTTGCCAAACTTTCCCCCCGGTAATCAGAACGGGACGTCGTTAGCGTTTGGGGCGCTCTCGTGCTCGTGCTTAACCTTTACTTCGCCTGTACCTACTTGGGTAGCAAAGGACTTGGCCGCTTTGTAAGCGTTCATGTCTTCTACCGGACCGATCTTCTCAACTTCCCAACCAAACCATTTACCCTTGTCGTTGGACTCGGCTTGTGTCGTCAGGCGATACACCTGTGAGTACATCGGAGGAGTGAAGGGGCCGTTGGCTCCCATCATCTTTGTGGACATCATCATGCTGTTCCACTTGCGCGATTTTTTAAGTTGCGTTGACTTCATGGTAATCAATGCAGGCTCAGGAATACCAGAGTCACCAATGATCATCACGTAGTGGTTTGCTGTGTTCTCGATGTAGTTGCCGTTATCGAGATAGTCCTTGTTGTCGCCCGGTTCGCGGTGCGTGCGGCTTAAAATATCTGACGTTGCCGGATAGATATTCATCGGTGCACCGGAGCCAGAGCCACGTGGTGCCCACTCAATGTACTGACGCACATAAGCGACTGGCAGTACCAGTAGGCCCTTTTTGCCGTCATACAACTGTCCCGTGACGCTGTTGAGGACCATGCCGGGCAACGCGCCATCTACTTCACCTACTTCAGGGCTTGTGTTGGTCAAAAGCTTCAAGAATGGCAGGGCGAAATCGTCCTGACTCATGTTCTCAAAACCACTCTGAGCGTCCTGCTCAAAGTCACCCGCCAATGCCAAAGCGTTGGTCTCTTTTACTGCTACTTCTGTCTTAGCCATTTTAAATTTCCTTTAGTTCATGCTGATTTGATGGTTGCTTTTTGGCCCACGTATGCGCCGAAAAGCTCTGTGGGGAACTCGCTACCGCGTTCCACCATTTCGCGAACCCAAGCTTTCAAGGTCTGGGGTTCGATCTTCTGTGCTTGCTCAACTGGGTAGTTTTGCTCGCGCAGTAGATTGAGGAGTGCTTCGCACAATTGGTCTTCACCACGACCAAATCGCACTGACACTGTATTCTTGATAATGTCGTCAAAGCCCTTTTCGCGCAGCCACTCGTAGGCTTGTGCGCGCTTTTCTTCCTTGATGCTTGCACTGTAGAAAGGCTTGATGTCGATCTGGCTGCCGTCAGCCATCTTGAAGGACTTCATGCCAAGCTCAGAGAGCATCGCGGGGATGGTGTCTTCGAGCAACTTGCGTTGTTGTTCCTTGCGCTCTTTGAGCACATCTTCGATGTCGTCGATTTCCTTTTCCAACTCTTTGGCTCGTTTAGCCAAAGCGCCAACGGAAGACAGGTCTTCGTTCTTAACTTGCAGTGCGCCTGCATCTTCTTCAAATATATTGACGTTAGTCATCTCTTTCTCCATTCTCTGTGATATCAATTTTAACTGGGATGTACATCTTCTCGCGACGATCCCACTTCAAAACATTAAAACGGCCTGAGTTGTATGCTGCAGCAACTGCGCATGCAAGCCCGATGGCCACTGGGTCTCCGGCTAAAAGCAGAAAGTCACGATCAGAAAAGTTGCGAAGCTTGCGCTTTAGCAGCCTGACTGTCGGTACTGTGGAAAATGCAATCTGGACATTTGACGGCAATAGCACCGTTGGGTCTCCAAATTTCATTGCCCCTGCAATATCATGATTCGGCATCTCTTGTACGACGTACACCAGAGGGAAATGCTCAGTAGTTATTGACATGTTTTACGCTATCCTTTCTTTAAACGTGCTTTTAGTGTACACTATCTTTTCGGGGTGTCAACACCTTTTTAAAAAGAAAGTGAGAAAGATATGGATTATTTTTTAAATCAATACCCATTCAAGAACCAACCGTTCGTCCATCAGGCTGCATTTCTGCAGCGTTTCTGGGAGGACAAAGAAGTTGCACTGTTTGCAGAGATGGGAACGGGTAAGAGCTTTATGCTCATCAACAACGCAGCCATGCTATACGACAAGGGCAAGATCAACTCTATGCTCATCGTAGCGCCAAAGGGCGTTTACCGCAACTGGTATACATCCGAATTGCCAAAGCATATGCCAGAGCACGTTCCTACAACGGTGGCTTGTTGGTCGCCTACACCACGCAAAGCAGAGCGTGAGGAGATGGACAAGATGATGAATGCCGTGGACAGCATGCGCATTCTGATCATGAACATTGAAGCGTTCAGCACAGAGAAGGGTGTAGCCCATGCGCGCACATTCCTCAGAGTGACAAATGCATTCATGGCAGTGGATGAAAGCACCACCATCAAGACCCCATCCGCTAAGCGCACCAAGAGCATTATCAAGGTGGCCCGTGATGCGCGGTACAGGCGTATTGCCACAGGTTCCCCTGTCACCAAGTCACCTCTTGATCTGTACAGCCAGTGTGAATTTTTAGGACCTGAATGCTTGAACAGCTACAGCTACTACGCGTTCCAAGCACGTTACGCCATTCTGGTTGAGCGCAAGATGCCGACACACACGTTCAAGCAGATCGTGGGCTACAGACATCTGGATGAGTTGCAACAAAAGCTCAATCGCTTTTCGTTTCGCGTGACCAAGGATGAATGCTTGGACCTGCCTGACAAGGTGTTCGTCAGGCGTGAGATTGAGTTGACCAAGGAGCAAACAACCTACTACAACCAGATGAAGCTGATGGCCCTTGCCATGGTTGAGGGCAACTTGATGTCCACCAACAATGCGCTGACCCAGATCATGAGGCTGCACCAGATTTGCTGTGGCCACGTGAAGCTTGACGATGGGCAGCAAATAGATATCCCAAGTAATCGTGTGAACGAACTGCTTGCTACTCTTGAAGAATGTAGTGGAAAAGTAATCATTTGGGCCAACTACCGCCGGGACATTGAGAACATTCGTTTAGCCATTCAAAAGGAATACGGCATGACGTCTGTAGCTACATACTACGGCGACACAGAAGCTGAGGAGCGCCAAGACATTGTGACAAAGTTTCAGGATCCCGCTTCTGACCTGCGCTTCTTTGTTGGCAATCCAAGCACTGGCGGCTACGGCATTACTTTGACAGAAGCCAAGACTGTGATTTACTACAGCAACAGCTTTGATTTGGAAAAGCGCTTGCAGTCAGAGGACAGGGCGCACCGTATCGGGCAGACAGACAAGGTGACCTACATCGACTTTGTCTCTCCTAACACAGTGGACGAACACATCGTCAAGGCGCTGCGCAACAAAATCAATATCGCAAGCGCTGTGCTTGGCGAAGAAATCAAAGAATGGATCAAATGATGCAACTCGTCCCAATCCGCAAGAAATACGTCTACCCTAAACTGGTCCGCATCGACTCCGAGCAGGGGCGCACCTACACGCTAGAAGGTCAGCCGGCCG